AATCGAATGATTTCGCAATCGAGAACATTGCGGTCTGGTTGCAAGGTACACTTACAACAGACACTTCGAATAGCTCGGCGTCCTTTATCATATACCCGTCGGTTTCCTTTAGATAATCAGCGTCCTTGACTCGGAAACCCACGGAAAATGCTCCAAGTACGCCATCTTTAATAAGATCTTTTACTTCACCTGCGGACTTAGAAATTCTAGCTCCAAGTTCGAGGCCCTTATCGTTTACTTCTAGTGAAGTAGCACGACCAATAGGTTTGTTATAGTCATGGTTAAAAAGAATTATTGGATTGCCTTTAAAGTTTTCCAATCCACCATTCTTAGTCCATGCATCATGATTAATTACATCACCGGCTCTATCTGATGCGTTAGTGCTAGCATATCCTTTGATATTAACACTTCCATCATCATCTTCCCCTAAGGTTTTGAAAGTCGATGACCAATGAAAAATTTTATCTGACATAACTATTTACCTTTCTTTTCAGCTTTTTTAGGAGCTGGCTTTGCTTTTGGCTTATCCATAGTAGAAGGAGTGGATTTACCTATACTCGCTTCGTTGAATCCAGCAGTTTTTAACATCTGCTGCATTCTTGCCCATGAGCCAAAGGCTCTTTTTGCAACCATAAAACGCATAGGCGTATCATTAGCTGCTTTATATTCATCAATAGAAAGAACTTTGCCTTTCTTTTCAAAATATTCCATAAGTTGTTTAAGTACTTGTGGTCTCTTCATTTTCTGTTTCCTCTGTTTCTTCAGGTGGTCTTCCACCCTCCTCTGGGTTAGCTGCACTACCTGCGATGTTTGCAGGAACTCTTAATTCATCATGTCCTTCAATAGGCTCCATGTTCATTGCATCTCTAACCTCGTTCGGCGTCATAATACCTGTGTTGACTAAAGTAGCGTAATAGGCTGCTTGGTCTCTTAGTTCTGGTTGTAGTGCTGGTACTCCATGCACATCTTCAACGAGTTTGAATCCAAAGTATCTCTCACACGCATATCCAATTTTTCTCACAATAGGTAGTATAGTTTCTAAATAATAGAGTCTATGATTAGGTCTAATATTTGCGTTATTGCCACCATCTAAAAGAATTGGTGGTACTCCCATTGCTTGAAGTATGATTTTTTCATTAGCGGAGATTGATGGTTGAAAATCTAGTTCCTTAAAGTTTACTTTAGTTAGATTATCAACTTCTAATCCACCATCTAATATTAGTGGCCTTTTACCACCATTTTTAGGATTATATCTAGTACTCCATGCTTGTAACATTCTTTCTTTAATTCTGTCAGAAAGCGTGTTAGGACTTTTAAGTACTAATCCTGGAACTGCTCCATTCTTGAAGAAGTTATCCTGAAAGCTTCTCATATTGTCTAATAAAAACATAGTTCTATAAGCTGGTTTCAGTCTAGGTACACCCCTGTATATTGATTTGAATGAGTTTTCCTTAATATGTATTATTTCATTAGGGGTGTAGTCTATATGACCATCATATACATACTTATCAATATAAGTGTCTCTATCCGTTTCTATAGTAACATTGTTAGCAGGTAAATGATAAAGATGGGCACCATCATAATATATAAAGATGTTTCCATCAATCAATAAATCAACAACTAGATTTCTCTTAAATGTGTTGATATCTTGAAAAGGGTTTGGTTCTTTATTCAGTAATAGGTCTACACGACTTCTACGAACATTTTGAACCATGGGTGTTATCCCAAGTATTTTTTCTCCAACTTCAAAAGGTATGTCAGCGCTATCGTCAACAATCATGTTGACGGCTCTATTAACTACTTCTAGTTCTTCGTAAGCTGAGCGATAATTATCTTTCTTCTCACGAGTATCTATCGATAGTCCTTCTTCTAAGCCGATAAAAGGTTGAGCTGGATTTAGCTTTTCCTCTCTATCTATACCTAAAAATCTATCATACCATGCCATATTTGTCTCTCTGTATCTCCACCCATCGTTTTTGTTTCAATGCTGATGTCAGCTTTGGTCTTTTGCCATAAATACTATGCAGTCTTATGTGATGAGTTTTACATAGTGTTGCTGCTTCATTATATACTTCAACAAGATGTTCACTGATGAACTGTTCTCGTAGATTCATTATTTCATCGGCTGAGGTAATCGTAATTTTGTTATCCTTCAGCCACTTGTGTAGTAGTTCAGTCATTCCATAAAAGTGGTGAAACTCTAAGTTTTCTGTATCGCCACAAATAAAGCACTGGGTGTCTTTCTTATATCCTGATTTGGCTTTATCCCTAACGTACTTGACTAAATCTCTTTTTAAATCCATAAAATCTTATTAGTTAAAATTATACCAAAAATTCACCTTTTTGTCAACAATTATTTTTTGGTAGGTCATACTCAAAACGTGTGTGCTGATGTCTCAAAGGTATACAGCGCATAACGTAAAGCATCTGACATATGAGATGCCATGTTGTGTTTAGGTTTTTCTTTGAGTAAATTAGGATTAGGATCCCATTGATATTGGTCAACTGCCGATAAAGCTTGTGAACATTTTTGATCGATTATTAACAAGTCATTGTCAATAATACCTGCTGAATGTCCTATTCCATCTAGGACTGATTTTTTCGCATTAATAGTAGATATATCATAATTTTGCGCTAGATCGAATCTTGTTTGTTGCGCTGCCGAATCAATATAAATCCAGTCAATATTATATTTATCTATCATTCTGCGTATTTCTACTGCATGCTGTTCAGTAGTTCTTTCTGCGTCCATGTATTCGTCTACTAGATAATATTTTTGTTCGTCCCAATCATATGCTATTACACATAATGCTGTTGGATCTTTGTAACCTACGTCTAGTCCTGCAAATACATCCATTTTGCTAGTATCTAACTGACTTAAGTCTGCGACACACTCTTCAAAGTTAAAGTTCCAAACCTGTCCTTCATAAGTATTAAAGTCAGCGAGATACTCTTGAGCAAACTCTGCTTGAGACATTGCTTTCTTTGCTTCTAGAATATCATTATCACTAAACCTAGGGTTTTCATGATATGTTGCTCTTATTGATGCCCAGTCGTGAAATTCATCACTAAATCCTCTATACCAAAATTCAGCAAACCAATTATTTCTTCCCCTTGGCGTTGAAATAAATACAGCTTTACTGTTTTCTTTGTCTAGAGTAGGTCTGAGTGCTACATTGAAAGCATCTTTTCCATCAGCTAGTGCTGCCTCATCAAAGATGATTAAATCATAAGACCTACCAACAGTAGAGTCTACCTGATTTACTGAACCCATTCTAATAGTAGAACCATTAGAGAGTTCTATAACTTTATCCTTTGCATTATCTCTTACCACCTCCAGATCAAAGTGCTTTATTAGCTGTCTTTGTAAATCAAAAGAGATTTGGGATAAAGAATAGTTCGGTGACATAATTAATATATGAGAGCCAGGCACGAGTGACACAAGTTGTCCAATTACATTTGTGATATAAGTTTTGCCCTGTCGCCTTGATATGGCGGCACACACGAATCTATATTTTGGGTTATTGACTGCGTTGATTAGTGCAGTCTGTGATGAGTTAGGTTCAATACCTAACAAATTCATATATTCTGATATAGGTAGTTTGATAAACCTTTCGGCTGTGTCAAAGTTCATTAGTTCAGAACTTACAATATCTGTTCTACTTACATCTAGCATTTTAATGAATGGTTGTTTTTTGTTTAATAATATCTGTTAAGCCTAGTATACTGTCATCTTCGAATAATTCATTTTTATCACAGATGCTTAGTAAGTATAGATAGCCTAAACATAAATCAGTCATGGTTTGATCAGCATGAGATAACCTGCCCCTTTCTTCTGCCTTTTTCTGCAAGACATTTAAAGTGACGGTGCAGGTTTCTGCTACGTCTTCTAACCATATAGCGTCTTTCATTATGGTGTTACTACGCCTACAGCTCTAACTTCAGCGTGTGCTGCAAATATCTTTTCTTCTCTTTTTTTACGGACAAATGTTACTTCTCCCGCTATAAGAGTAAAAGATGCGACAGTATTTGCTGATGAATCTGTAAGGGTTACTAGTCTATTTGTAGAACCTGTATTTACTAAACGCACATCATCAGCCTCACCAAAATTACTAGCTGCTCCTGATGTTGTTCCGCAAGCGGCTTCTGTTCCAACTACTCTCATTTACTTCTCCTTATTTTGCTTTGCCTTTCGTTTAGCTTTTAACATAGCATCGTGTATATCAACGTCTCCGTCCATATCTACATCTTTACCATTTATTATATTCCAAACTTTTGAAGCTATTTCTTTAACTTTTTTTACCATTTTACCTTGTTTGCCCAGTAAGCTGCTGACATCTTACCTTTGGCTATATTCTTTGCGTGTCTAGCCTTAAAACTTCTACGCTTTGCTTTCATTCTTGCTGATTCCCCTTTTTTAGGTTTACCAGCGGTTTTTGCTCCCTTCTGTCCAAAACGAATAGTTTTGATTCTACTCCCAACTTTTGCCACAACTATATGTGATTTGGTTCGGTGTCCGGGCGTACGCTTAGGTTTATTAAAACCGGATACGCCCGCTCTTTTTAATCTTGGGTCTCTACCTTTTCTTTTTGTTGCTGGTCTTCTTCTTCTTACCATTTTTCATTCCCTTCTTTTTCTTGCCTCTTTTAAGAATTGCTTTTTGTAATGCTTTTGGTAATTTCTTTTGTTTAGCTGTTA